CTAACAAATCAAGGTTTATGAAAGAAATTAATTCACAGCTCGACTGGCAGCTCGACTCACAGCTCCGCTCACAGCTCTACTCACAGCTCGCCTCACAGCTCAGCTCACAGCTCAGCTCACAGCTTTGGCGTCCACTCGACTCACAGCTCGGCTCACAGCTCTACTTACCGCTCTACTCACCGCTCTACTCACAGCTCAGATTACTCTAAACAAAAATTTTTATTCTTCAAAAAAATCGTTTATTTTTATATTGTATCTATTGTTAACTAAATAAAATCTCAAAAATGAGAAACACAAGCAATCGTCCGACGAGCTATCAGACTCGTACGTACATTCAAAAGGCCGTCATAGCCAACCGTCGTATCCGTAAAGGCGATGTAACTCGAGTAGCAAATCGCACTGGGTATTCTTTGACACATTGTAGCGATGTAATCGCAGGCAAGGAGTTTAATGCTCGGATCATGAATGAAGTTTTTGACATGGTTCGTGGTCGTAAAGCCAACTCTGAAATGATCTAGTTAAAGATCTAATTATTAAGACTCACTGGGCCTAAGAATCCAGTGAGTCTTTTATTAAAACGATAGATATTTATTACTTAGAAGATAGACTATAAAATCTCAAAAAATTTCATTACATTTATAACATACCAAATAAAATATTAAAATTATGAAAAAGTTAGTATTCCACCAAGGAGACGTTCAAGGTCGTCAAATATCAGAGCTTCCAAAGAATCTGAAGAAAGTTAAGAATCAACCAGTCGCTTATGGTGAGCATTCAGGACATCAACACTGCTTGACAGGAGATGTTGAACTATTTATGGCAGAAGATGGAACATTCTTCGCAGCTGTTGGTAGCGATGGTGCGACCATGCAACACGTCCACGAGAATTACTTCAAAGAGAGTGACTGGGTGTCCACAAAAGAATTACCTATAGCGGATCATAAGCCGTTGCATCTTCCATCGGGTATTTATGAAATCTATATTCAAAATTCGTATAACCCATATAGCCGTTTAATGGAACGCGTACTTGATTAATAAGTAAATCACTAAATGTAAAAAAGATGCAGCAATACATTTTAAAAAATCTATATCCACTATCTGGTATCAAGTAAAACAAGGGAAATTCGTCTTACTTTAAACTTTAACTATAAAATCTCAATAAATTTTATTATTTTTATAACATACTAAAAAACAAATAGTTATGATTACTTTAGATCAATTTACAGACGAGATCAAAGCAAAGATCCCAGATTATATAGACCACGCCTTAGATGGTGTATTTGATGGCAAGAACCACAAAAACTTCGATAAAGAAGCTGCACTTGGAATCATTAATAAGCTATATGATATGGCAGAAAAGCCTCGTCCAAAGCACCTTATCGTTGTAGAGAATCCTCTCGAAGCCAAGATAATGTACCACTACTTAGTAGAGAATGAGAATATGATAGAGACCGCTGCTAGTGGAATATCAAATATCCCAGAAAAAGATCTAGCTAAATTCATCAAAGACAATAAAGGCAAGATGAAGTTTGTAGAATCTTCTCTATTCGCCATAGGTATTTATGCTCGCTATTATTACACGTGGTATAAATTTATCCAAGATGAATTTAAGATTGAAACCACAGGAGCTGCCAAGGAATTGAATGAGCTTGAGTCTCTCAATTGGAAGGCGAATATCTACTCTACTATATTCTGCGAGGAAGTTTGCATCGTAAGCAAATACCCTACAAAGATTGTGCGTAATGCTGCTAATCTCTTGCATAACCCAGCATATCAAGCAGTTACTTGGGATAGCACATACCCTTGTACAAGTTGGGACGATTGTTATTATATCAATGGTCGTCATATTCCAGCAGAGATTTTTAATAAAGCCAAATCACTTACACGTGAGGAATTCATTAAAGAACGCAACTCTGACCACAAGGGTGCGTGGTATGAGATTCTTGGACAAAAAGGCATAATGAATCTTCTCGGAGCTAAAGAGTTTGATAAACAGACTATTGTCCATTCAAATGGAGATCTCGAGGAAGTAACATTATTAAAGACAGAAGACAAATTTGAGGAGATAGACAATCAACCTTTTGCATGGGTCAAGATGGTTTGTCCTTCTACGGGTACTCAGTATCTTCAGGGAGTAGAACCTCACCATACAGATGCAATAGAGGCAATCGCTTCACTGAGTAGGTTGACAGCCGATGAGTATAGGTTTGATATGAGGTCTTAGCATAATAATAATTAATACCATTCGAGCCTTCAACATTGGGTATGAAGATATAGGTAACTCTTCAAAATATTACAATACTAAACCAGCTTCCGTACTCGCCTGTCTCACGGAATAATTAAGGCAATGTAGACCCGCGTATCATTGATCTAACTGGAAGTATTGTTTACAAATTAAAATTATGAAGGAAATTAGTTTTAGTTCACAACGTCAGCGTCAATTCGTCTTACAGTCCTACTCACCTCTCTGGTCAACGCTCAGGTCACAGCTTTGGCGTCCACTCGCCTCACAGCTCGACTCACAAATCCATTCACAAATCTATTCAAGACTTGATTTACAGCTTGATTTACAGCTTGATTTACAGCTTGATTTACAGCTTATTTCACAATTAGAAATGACGTTTTAGATTTTAATAATAAAAATGAAAGTTATGAGTACAATAAAGCACATTATATTTGGCATCTCTGCAAAAGGAGATAATATCGTAAATACGCAACCAGGTTTTAGAACATATTATCCAGAGTCAGAGATAGAGTTCAATACGTGGTCATATCTTAATAAGGTTGGATCAAGAGTCCAGAAGAATAATAGTATTAATCCGTGGTATAAAGATCGTAAGTAAAATGAAACAAATTAACTCACAGCTCGACTCACAGCTCTACTCACAGCTCTACTCACAGCTCGTCTCACAGCTCTGGTCACAGCTCTACTCACAGCTCTTCTCACAGCTCTTCTCACAGCTCGACTTGCAGCTCGACTGGCAGCTAAAAAATTCCAAAATATGAAAAACATTAATAAATTAAATACCGTTAGGATAATATCGTTTCTCCTATTTACTTTTTATCTTACATTTAATGGAGTAGATATAAAATTAGGAAGTTTGAAAATTTATACAAAAGGATTGATAGAACGATATAGATCTGATAAATAATCTGATATTTATTGATAATAAATCCTACATAAAATGATAGCACTTTTACTTCAAGTCACAAACGCTATGGTGCCAGAAGGTGCACAGAATTATGTTCTCCAATATGGAATTCTAGGAGTAATTACGGTCGTCTTAGCATATGTAGCATTCCAGCAATATCAAAAGCTAGTAGAAAGAAATGATATGCTAGAAGAGAAAATAGACAGAGTGCAGAAAGAGATGAATGATTTGCTTATAGAAGAGAGAGATCGGATGTCAAAGCTAATACAAGACAATACGCAAGCGCTCAATGATTTACAGAAGACTATATTGAATTTCATGATTTCAGAAAGAAAATAAGCCTATGTTACTTGATTACTACGTTTTCATAATGTTTTTTATTACTGTTATTATTCTCTCATTAAAGAAGAAGAGTAATAAAATGACTAGATATTATAAAGAAGAGCACAAGAAATAGTTTTTACCCTATCACAAATAAAGTATACATTCATTAAATAAACAGTTATAGACTAATGGAAGAACCAAGACATTATTGCAAAATATGTGATACTCAGATACACCCAAAGAGAGTACAACTAGGGTACAAAGATACGTGTGTTATTCACTCTGAAACCAAAAAATTTGTAGGACTAATAGTTACAGAAGGAAAAGAGAGCGAAGAAGTATCATCAATCCAAGTTATTAGAGATCCTAAACTAGCTTATGAGATAAATAGACTTAAGTCTTCGCAAACTTCAGATACTTATTAGAAATACAACTCAATGTCATACGTTAAAGAAAGCATTAAAGGACTTAGTCCAGATGAGCAAGATCAACTTAAGCAATACGGAACTTCTATAAAGGAGATCAAGAAGAAGATAATGGAGTTGATCAAAAAAGGACACTCGAATTTAAAAGAACAGGGTGGTAATATGTCGTCTGGACTTGTATTACACGACGAAGAATAAAATCAAATAATATGGAAGAAATAGCAATAATGCTTGAAGATGTCCTTGATGAAGTAAGGGACGCATTGGAATATGGTAGATCACTGGGGTATACTGAGTGTCTGAATCAGACTATAGGCAAGAAACCGCCAACATCTAGTGCAGATCAAGCTATAGATTTCTATGTCAATTCTATAAAAGAGGCGTACGAAGCAGAAGACTAAAAAAGAAGTAAATCCCATGCCAATGTTAGTAATAATTCTAGTGTGTTGTGTAGCTTTAGTTTCAAGTTCACGACGTAAGATGTTGAAGATCGACCCAAATCATTTTAAAGAAGAAGATCTGGCGCCAGAAACCAATATTTATCATGAAGACAAGTAAAAATGAGAGTGCAATTTCCTAATAGACTTTGCACTCTTTCTTTTCTAGATCAGGTTATTTTTGTACTTTTATATTCTAACAAATCAAGGTTTATGAAAGAAATTAATTCACAGCTCGACTGGCAGCTCAGCTCACAGCTCGCCTCACAGCTCTACTGGCAGCTCAGCTCACAGCTCGCCTCACAGCTCGCCTCACAGCTTTGGCATCCACTCGACTCACAGCCCGCCTCACAGCCCGCCTCACAGCTCGCCTCACAGCTCTGGTCACAGCTAGAAAATTCCAAGATATGAAAGAAATTAATTCACAGCTCGACTCACAGCTCGACTCACAGCTCGACTTTTTCTAAGACATGAAAGAAATTAAATTCGAATATAATCAAGGATACGTGCACGATATATATAAAGCTTTTCAATCCCATCCTATTATCGGATCTCTATATCCAGCAAATCCAGCTGCGGGCGTTTTCTTTCAATGGATGGGTGTGTTTAATCGAGCAATAGCAATGTCTGTATTCCCAATAAAAGAACAACTAAAAATCGCATTGCATGAATAATATCATAAAGACAGACATAAAGATCATTATACAAACAGAGCTCAATGGCAAGCATTTAGCATTGGGGAAATCAGTATTATACCCTAAAGAGATTCATAGCATGGGAACTACTACAAGAAAATGGGTATATGGCACTAGAGGTAAAAGATCCAATAAACTCAAAGTGCACTATTACTTACTTTGGGGAACTATTGCTGATATAGCTGACATGGGGATTACCTGGTTGTGTACTGAGTCAAGTAAACAGATGTCCCAAAGCGCTGCCCATAAGATCTTTTTTAAAGCAGTAGAAGCATCTAAGCATATGATCATATCCAGGAAGCGCACAGAGACTAATCTAGACATAGAAAAGCAAAAGACGATATAATATGCGCCTAATAGAAAGCAGACTAGACTCATGAAACTAATAACCGAAGACATAATAGAATCATATCATAAATCTATCATCACCAGACAAGATAGTCTAAGCTGCATCCACTACTTGGCACCAAGACTCTATGGTATAATACAAACACGGCAAGTAATGCTAATATTCAATGATTGTCAAGATAACCACTAATTTTTATTCACTGACGATAACCATAGATGGATATACTCATCTGAAAGTAAAGATGAAAGACGTCTTTGGTTACCAGGCATGGAGTGATAGAAAAGATAACAGCAGTATACAATATTACTGTAAAGGAGGTAACATCATCTGTGAGTATCAAGATAAAGAATTATGGAAAGAGATACTAAAACAATTAGAACCAGTTGAATTCAATTAAACCACGACAAGAATCAAAAATAAAGATAGTAGATATGAACATCATAGAAATACAAGAATTATTACAAGCAGTCGAGAACATCAATACCCACCTATACAAACAATTAGGAGATGACACAGCATATATACTCTGGGTAACACTAGAACCTACAGCAGGATATCAATGCATAGAATGGATGGGAGATACTATATGGCACAGTGAAGATGACAGCAGAGAATATATAGATGACTATGATGAGTTCAAAGGAGATTATGAAGAACTAGAACCATATCTCAGAAAACAGATAATGACAGTAATAAGTAAGTTCCAACAGATACAACTATGATAGACAGGCAAACAATAGAAGCATGGGGAGCAGAAAAAGTACTTAATGAATGACAAGAAGCAATACGTAATAAAGTCTGGGGATATAATAGTATATGGACAGATGACACGGATGAGTGGTTGGATAATTGGATAGAAACATTTCTGGTCCAAAGGCAGTTCGAGAGGTATCTGACAAATGGAGATTCTCCTATATCAGTGGAAATAACAGCAAAGAGTGGTAAAGACAAGATAACTAGAGGAGCTAAAGAGAATAACTTAAAATAACTAGTAGAGACTGGTAATAAGAATGGAAGAAGAGGAGGAATCCTGAAAAGAGGGAGAATCTCCATTTAGAGACAAACGCCTTCGGGGAAAAATCTATCTTTCGAGTGACCAGGCATATACAACTCAATACAAAAAAGGTATTTATTAACCTATTTTCATTACATTTATACTATGGTAAATGCAAACAGGGTAATATTAGTTATAATCACGGCAGCATTGGCTGTCACATGTACAACAGTCGTAGCAACATTCTTGTGGATGACAAATCACATACCGGATGGAATTGATAATGATCACAAGAGGGCTGTCTCTCTTCTATTAGTCATAACAACATATCTTTGGTGGACGTTGATAACAATTATGAATTGATTATTAACATCGTAACAAAAAAATTACTTCAGGTCTTACGGATGAATGTCGAACCTGCAAAATCAAAAAAGGTATTGGGTGTTACGTGTAGCGTTCGTGCTTCTTTCAATCGATCCGTTTCAGATGAGACCAGCTCCGTTTACTAAGGACTACGCTATCGCCGATTGAAATACTTACAGTACTAGTTGAACAGTGGCAACAGTTATAAATATACACGTTTTGAAACAAAAGAGGTATTTGAAACAAAAAAGGTAATAAAAATCAAAAAAAGTATCTAAAACGAAAAAGGTATCCTGGTCTTATGATGTCTATTCTATGCAAGGACTAAATAAGTCTGAATTATTCTCACTATGTCTTGATATGCTTTTACTTCTGCAAATGATTATTTTATTAGTCTTAGAGTTACTCTCTGCTAAACAACAGCTAAGTATATAAGATACTTACATTAAGAAAACAAATATTTTTCCATGTCGTAAAAATCACGTACATTTATAGAAACAATATAACAATGACAAAAACGATCGAGATGGACTGCATTCCATTCACAGGCAATCAAAAGGAAGATCAGAATTTCTGGGATCTTTTGGAAAAGAGAAACATATTATTAAACGTTTTAAATTGGCACGGACCAGGTGGGGGAAATCCGGTGGTTCAATTTACAGGCACAGATGAAGATCTCCGTTATATGTTGGCCGAGATATTCTATGCCGATGAGGACGATATGGCAATGTATATGGAAGAAAAGTAATATATAAGAAGTTTCATATATGTGAAATCCTGCATGCTTCGGTATGTGGGATTCCTTATGGATCGAGGTGTCCGAGGGTTACCCGTAGGTCGGAGTACACCCTCTTAGAAGCTTGTGACTTCTGACCCTTTGAGCTTGCGGCTTCAACATTATAAAAGTACATGAAATACTCGACACGAGAAAGTCTTTGAATGTATATTTGTTTTCTGACATTATGGAAACAAATACTTGAGAAATAATGCTCAAGTGTCAACTTAATTCATTACTTTTATCTAAACAAACAACAACATGACAACAAAGACACTTACCAACAAACAGGCGCTTACGAAAATGATCAACTCACTCGACGCCATTCAATTGGGCATACTAAGGGAGAGGATACTCGCAATGACAGAGAATATACTCGAGAATGAACAGGAAATACGCAAAGTGATGGAAGCAGACGGCCGGAGATCAATGGTCCACCCAGACTATTATTTCCAGACGATAGAAGCAATCAGGATTACGGCAGAATATTAAGAAAACAAATACCTGAAAATAAACTTTTAATTGTCAATTTAATTCATTACTTTTATAAAAACAAACAACAACATAACAATATGAAACAGGTAACATTCAGCGCATCAGCAAAGACAAAGAAGAATTACACCGCAGAGGACCTCAGGGAAGAGGTTATCACATTCTTAACCGCACATGGAATGAGTAAGCATTATGCTTCAGAGATCACATCAGTAAAAGATGATACGTATGTATATGCCAACCCAGATTGTGCAAACAGTGACTTTACGCGAGCGCTGGCATTATTTCAGCTAATCTTCTCTGGTGAATCACTTTCCACAGTAGGCTACATAGCATATCGTCCAAAGGAGGGTGGAATGAGATTGACAGTATCGTCAGGTTGTACATACGGAGACGTGATCAATTATATCAAAGAGCATATGGAGATTACTATAGCATAAAGAATATGTCATACTCTATGGTTGTGAGTGACTTGTCTGTGGAACTCTCAAATTGGTCAGGTGGCGAAAGCTATGGTAGAGTGATGATTAATTGGAAGACATTAAATTGACACCCAAATAATATGTAACTTAATACAGGTTCGAATCCTGTTCTGACTACGACAAAAGAAGTATACGTACAAAATGAAGTCCAAAGCGAGCGATTCCCGCCTGCTGCGTCTTTGGCAAATATTACAGACCTGCTCTATATGAGTGGGTCTTTTTTCTGCGACTCATATATTTCTTTCCATACATTAAGAAAACAAATACCTGAGAAATAACTTTAAAGTGTCAACTTTTTTACTTACTTTTATAACATACCAAACAACTTAGAACAATGATAAAGACCAAGTTTAAAATAGGAGATCATGTACACATTATCCAATCTCACAAAGATGGATTCCGTCAAGGCTGCTGGGGAGAGATAGTAGACATCAGTCCTCGTGGAGGTACTTTGCTGATAAAGGGCAACCATGTTACATTACCCCATCCAGCGAGAAAAGTAGAGATTATCTCATAGTAAGAAAACAAATACCCGAGAAATAACTTTAAAGTGTCAACTTTTTTACTTACTTTTATCAAGAGGTAATCAATAACGATTATCTCCTAAAAACAATAACATAATATGGGATTTTTCAGCTGGAATACACAGGACACGCACGAGTCAATAGCGAATAGCGCGTCATCTCGACCTACCTTTACAGTGTACATGTTTGATGATAAGGGAAACAAGTGGAGAGAGGATAATTATGCAGGATATGGCGAATTTGGCGGAAAGGACTACTACGAACTTCTTGCAGAAATGAATGGACTTGATTCTGATCGTCAATTTGGTATCGATCTCGCTTATAAAGATTCTCCTCGTGGTGAGAATCCAGAATGTAAATTCCCCAATCTTGCTGAGGATCCTAATTGGGTATGGAGATCAGGTCCTGTGGATTCTTGTTCAGCTCAGGGATTTTTCTATTGTGACGATGAAGATGAAGAAGACGAATATGACCAAGATGAAGATATGGAATAAACAAATACCTGAGTTTTTTCTTTAAAGTGTCAACTTTTTTACTTACTTTTATAACATGACAAACAAACTAATAGTATCGATATTACAATGGACATTAATTGCTGGCATAATAGCTTTAGGCACTACGTTGCTTTGGGGCATGATGTTTTTAATAGCATATGTCTCATAGTAGAAAAACAAATACCTGAAAAAATACTTTCAAGTATCAACTATTTTACGTACTTTTATAACATACCAAACAACAACAAGATATGACAAAGCAACTAACTTACGCACAGAAATATTACCAAAAAATGAAGGCAAAGGAACTCGGTATCACAGTCGAGGAATACCAGGCAATGAAAGGTGGCTCAGTAGGAGATATGAAGATCGTCGAGAAGAAGACGATATCATTCGAGAAAGTACAGAATTTATCAAATTTAGGAATAAATGAGGACATGCTTAAGTCATATAAAACTGGACTTATTCTCGATAAATTTGTTTCTTACGATGAGGGATTTCCAGTAGGCACTTCCATGATGATAAGCGGAATTCCTGGTAGCGGGAAAACTACAATAGCACTTCATACTCTAGCTCATCTCCAGAAAAACAACAAGAATCTTAAGTGTCTTTTCCTATCGTTTGAAATGTCGCGCATACAATTATTTAAGTATACTCAACGATTCCCTATATTCGGTTGTGTAAAAACATTAGTTGGCACTGACTATATAAATGATAATACAAAAGATGTAGTAGAGCAAATACTTGCTGAAGGATATGATTATATAGTTATCGATAGTATAGCGGAATTATTAGAATCAGTAAGAGAATCAACTGATATGTCTCAGAAAGAGAGTGAAAAGTGGCTGATCGATGTAGTGCTTAAACACAATGAGGGTAAGAATGATCGATCAGTATATTCATCTTTTCTTCTTGTTCAACAGGTAACAAAGGGTGGAGTACAAGTGGGCTCTCAAAAAGTTAAACATATGCTTGATCAACACCTTGAATTAAAGAGAGATTCGATGAAAGATGGTGGGGGTTTATTTATGATTTTTTCAAAAAACAGAGGGGGAAAATCTGGAGAACGATGGTCATATTCTCTCGAAAATGATAATATCAATTACGGGTATATCATTGATGATCTAGATGAAAGCACGACATCTGATCCTAAACAGTTTGAAGTTATTGTCAATCGTTCTGGAGCTGATCTAGATTTGAGTGTGTTAAATTAGTATTTCCTATAGACCCTATCATTTTACAATTACTAAAGTGGTATCTAGTCATAAGAGGTTTTCCTCCTATTTTATTACAATGTGGGCACTTAATTAAACTTTGTTTTTTACCCGCAGTACATTGAGATATCTTCTCTTTAGTCTCTTTTGTGTGTTTATATCCCAAAGTAATTTTATTTCCTGTCATAAGTTGTCTCATTTTTTCTATATTTTCAGGAGAAGACATTCTATTTTTACTAGAATTTCTATGTTTCTCTTTAGTTTCTTGAGATGCCATTTTACCTAGATTAATATTTCTTAATTTATCTTTTGTTTCTTCTGATAATTTTTTACCTAACTGAGCATTACTCACTGCGTTTTTATGTTCTTCAGATAATTTACAACCCACTGTACCATCTCCTCCATTAGTCATATTAACTAAGCAACCTTCTTTAAGATCTTTACGACCATAGAATTTAATAAGCTCTATCTCTTTATCACAGGCTTCTTGCCAAGTAAGATTATCAAGTAATATTTCTACTTGATATCCAGCTTTATCAACTATCTTATGCCAATATTGATTTCTACCTTTAGAATATGCTCGACTATATTTACCTTTATTATCTGATCCTATTCCTATGTAAAATACTTCGTTAGTATCTAATCGTATATGTTTATAAATGTATGCCATAAAAAAGAAGAGCCAAGATAAAATAAAGTCCTCGTACGACTTAATCCTATAATGGCTCAATAAGTTCAGTGATAGTGGGCTAGTACGAGTAGCATATTATTCTATAATAAATATCGACATTCCAAGTTTAAATATACATTAAGAAAACAAATACTTAACTTTTTTCTTTCAAGTATCAACTATTTTACTTACTTTTATCAAGAAGCAATAGAATATTGATTCACTTAAGACGAATGAACGTCGAACCAAACAACAAAAAGATATGGCATTCAAAGTATTATTTCCAGACACAGAATATAGTCGCTTAGAGATTAGAAGTGGCAAATGGAATATGATAGATTTCAGTCACACATATATTATACCAGGTACTGGAGAGATAGGCGAGATGGAGATATCTGCTACTGATGGTAACGAATGTATTACGTATTATCTTAATCAAGAAGAGATTATAGCACTTATTGCTCATCTACAAAAACAAATTAAGAAAACAAATACCTGAGAAATAACTTTCAAGTGTCAATTCTTTTTAGTACTTTTATCTAGACGAATGAACGTCGAACCAAACAACAAAGCAACATGGCAAAATTATCAGGACGCACAAGGGCAATAGATCTTCTGGACACTCTCAGGGACGATTGGAATCTTTCAGATAAGGAGATATTGGAGTATATCATATATAACAATCTTGATGGCAACAGAGCTGAAGAGATCATGCTGGATGTATGTGAAGAATTCGATATAGCTCCAGTAGGACATTAATAAAACAAATATACATCCAAAAGCTTTTTACTTTCGACTTTTTTACTTACTTTTATATCATACCAAAACAATCAAAGTTATGAAAAATCAAACAGTTTTATCTACGAGTACCGGCAACCAGAACAACCAGATCGCAGTAATGTCAATGGAAACTGCAAAAGAGAAAGCACCAGCTATCTTCGCCCCTGGACCTCACTCCCGCCTCAGTAAGAATTATAAATTCATCAGCTCTCTTGAACTGATCGACCACTTGGACAAACAGGGCTGGGGACTTGTAAATGCTAAGCAATCCTCAAGTAAGAACGCCAATCCTCTTTACACTCTGTACGGTACCCACATCATGCACTTTGCTCACAATGATCTGTATATGAAAGACAACCGCGGAGGTATTGAAGGTCGCCCTCAGATAGTGGTAATCAATAATGCGAATGGAGATCGGCCTTTGCAACTCGAAGCAGGAATTTTTCGCTTGGTGTGTTCTAACGGGTTGGTTATCAAGACTACTGATTTTGGCTCGATGAAAGAACGCCATATAAAGCACAACCAGGACGAGATCAACGCGATAATCGATCAAAAGGTTGTCGATATTGAGAAGGCGGTAATAAATATCAATCGCTGGATATCCCGTCCTATGACATCAAAAGAGCAATTTGCCTTTGCAACTGAAGCGCTCGCTTTGCGTCTCTCAGGCGATCGTCAGCCAGAACAGTATGAGTTGATGGGTATACTTGAACCAAAGCGTAAAGAAGACGCTCCTAATGATCTCTGGCATATCTTCAATCGTGTCCAGGAGAATCTTACCAAGGGTGGTTTTGAATTAAATGGACGTACTGCAAGGGAGATCAAAAATCCTATGGCTGATTTTGATATGAATCAGTCACTTTGGAGCATAGCGCAGAAATATGAAGACGCGATAGTAGTAGCATAAAGATGTTGTTGTTTGAAGAGAAAAGGCTGGCCATCGTGTCAGCCTTTTTTATTATATGAGGTCGTATTATAAAAACAAATACCTGAGAAATAACTTTCAAGTGTCAATTATTTTACGTACTTTTATCTAGTACTAAAAACAACAAGCAATATGACAACAGCAAATAATGAAGCTCAGAAAGCAAACATCCAGGACCAGATAAAGAAAATCTTTAATGAGTATGCGACTGGCAGATATTGGTTAGAAATATCAGCAGACGACTTAGATGAATTTGCTAAAAGAGTTGTGGACGAGATAATCACCCAGTAAGAAAACAAATATACGACTAAAAGCTTTTAATTGTCAATTATTTTACGTACTTTTATCTAGTACTAAAAACAACAAGCAATGAATATATATAGAATGTCACAGGACCTACACAATAGTTATGATACATACGATAGTGTTATAGTAGCAGCAGAGTCAGTAGATGATGCTCGTACAATACATCCATCAGGTGGTGAGTATGAAATGGATGATGATAGTACATGGGTCAGTTATAGCCAAATAGACCAGATACAAATAGAACTCATAGGCATAGCTGCTGATGGAGTAGAACGTGGTGTGTTATTGGCATCATTCAATGCAGGTTAGTTATTGTTCATTCATCTGTAGTAGAGGATAGTAGTATAGGTAGGTGATGTGGGTGGCATAAGGCCAGTTCGAGTCTGGTGGGAGTCATGGTGATGGAGATATCCTGTATCGGAGTTTGACTCTTCGAGCATCATCTACCTGTAGTACTACTCTCTGCTATATAGGGTAGTAGAAGTAGACAACACATAATAGTTCATTCAGTTCATCAATACAAAATAGATACAGATATGAAAGTATCAGAAGTGGTCACCGGTAGTACATATCTGGTCAAGTGTACAGATGTAGAACACAGGAAGGACCTCATAGGTCAGCAGGTCACTATCACTGGTAGAAAGAGAAGAGGCAAAGGAAGGGCTACTATAGGCCACAATGGGATACTGAATATTAATGGTGGCTGGATAGTATTCAAGACCAGTATAGGTAGGAATGTCAGTGCCTGTGAATTATCACCACTACCTGTAGTCAATCCATCACACAGTCATTCAGTTCATCAGTAGATAAATACCCAGTAAGAAAACAAATATACGACTAAAAGCTTTCAAGTGTCAATTATTTTACGTACTTTTATCTAAACAAACAACAACATGACAAAACATAGTCTACTTTCCCACAAGAACCACAATCCACAGTGTGATATCATTGAAAGTCGCATTGATAAAGATTCATTTATAACATATGGAGTATATGTCAATGGTCCTAATACAGGTGATGAATTCTTTGAATATTACCGCGGTTCTAACTACAACGTAGGCTCAAATCTGCCGTCTTATAGTCTTCATAAGGCTGGGGAAGATAACGTCCCTAAAGCGCATAAGATTCGCTGGAATGCAGCACGTGAATACTATCAAGACCTAATGGCAGAAATTACGGCACTCGAAGCTCAAGAATTGATATCATAGTATGAAAACAAATACTTGAGAAATAATGCTCAAGTGTCAAAATTATCCGTTACTTTTATCTAGACGAATGAACGTCGAACCAAACAACAATAGAATATGAACACATTCCTGATTAAAAAAGAACATTTAGACACAGATAACTTCTACGTAGGCATGGAAGATCTGAGTAACTACCAAGGACATATAGAGGCGGAGGAGAATCTAGGTACAATAAGGTTCAAGACTGAGTTAATAGCTTCTGGTAATATATACTTTAGGTCTGGTAGTGGTATTAAAGCTGGTTGGGGTATTAAAGCTAGTAGTGGTATTAAAGCTGGTTTGGGTATTGAAGCTGGTTTGGGTATTGAAGCTGGTTTGGGTATTGAAGCTGGTAGTGGTATTGAAGCTGGTAGTGGTATTGAAGCTGGTCACGGTATTGAAGCTGGTCACGGTATTGAAGCTGGTAGTGGTATTGAAGCTGGTTTGGGTATTGAAGCTGGTTTGGGTATTGAAGCTGGTAGTGGTATTGTAGCTGGTTACGGTATTATTTGTAAGGGGGAACTTTCGAGTAAATTGAGAATATTTGCCGGATTAGCTACTTGGAAAATACCTACTAAAGAAGAGATGCAAATAAAAGTAGGTAAATTAGTACAGGGTCAGGTATGTTACGGAGAGTTAATTGAGACCGGATTGCCAAAGGAAGATTGCTGTGATGGTAAAGTGGTTGAGATCGAAGGTAAGAAGTATCAACTAAAGACTATATAAATAAATAATTAAACAACTAAAAAATATGAAAATGCAACCAATTAAAGTAGTAGAAGTAGAGAATGAAGGTCTTTTGTCATTACTCGGAGAAGAGGTATTAGTAATGTGTTCTAACTACTTCTACGGGGGAAAGCTGGTAGGAATTAACGACACTTGTATTAAACTGGAGAATGCTCATGTAGTGTACGAAACAGGTCCATTTACAGGTGAGAAATATAAAGATGCACAAAAAGTAGGAGACGAGTATTATATCCAACTTGCAGCTATAGAGTCTTTTGGTAAATCTTCTAAACTTTAATTATGAGCTATATTAAATTTAAAAAGAGGTCTGGGTCTGGGTCTAGGGCTGGGTCTTGGTCTTGGTCTTGGTCTAGGTCTGGGTCTGGGTCTAGGGCTGGGTCTAGGTCTTGGTCTGGGTCTAGGTCTAGGTCTGGGTCTAGGTCTTGGTCTGGGTCTATATAATAATCACAGAAAGATTTGGATATTTTTCTAAACTTTTATACATCAAAGTTCTATTTTAGAAAAAGTGTGTATATTTATTACAGTAAGCAGAGAACATAATTACATAGTCCTTAAGAAGACCTAAGAATTACACACTCATTACGAAGATTTCATTCTTTCGCAATAATACATTACTTTAAAATATTCCGGGTCTTCTTAACTTGATGCTTAGCATCTTGGGGTAATATACCCGGACCGGACACTGAAGCATCTCTCAAAAGGAGGTGCTTTTTTTATGTCTCTACCTATAAGGTCTTAATCGGGTTCATACCTTGTGTTATTACAGAGATATCACTAATGAAATATCCGCTCAGTTACAATAGAGCTTAGTGGTTGATTTGAACTTTCCACCAAGAAAATATCAGACGTCTAAAAGAGGTAGCGATGTCCTAACCTGACAACTATCGACAGTGAAGCTAATAGCAACAGACAGACTGCCCGCAGGATAGGGATTTGTATTATGGGACAGTGAGCTTGATCTGTCATATATTAAAAAGCTCTCAACTTTGGATAATTGGCACTCCAGCTATTCACTGGATATAGTGGTTATATCATATACAATAAACAAATACTTGAGAAATAATGCTCAAGTGTCAAAATTATCCGTTACTTTTATCAAGAGACAATCAATAAAGATTGACTCCTAAAAACAATAACAGAATATGACTACAATGACACAAAAAGAAGCACTTGATAATATTAAAAAAATGGGAATCTTTGACAAACTTTCAACAAATGAGATGTTTGAATTATCTTATATTATTTCAGCTGTGAACTTATCAGGTTGGCATGAAGGCAAGAAAACTACTCTAAAAACATTTGCTATAGATGTTGCAAAAATCTTATATCCTGAAGATTATGTCTCATAGTATAAAAACAAATACCTGAGAAATAACTTTCAAGTGTCAAAAGTTTTAAGTACTTTTATCTAGACGAATGAACGTCAAACCAAACAACAACAGAATATGACAACAAATCTTAAGACACCATTTGCCGAGAGCCTCAAGGGACTGGCCAAAACCGCCTACTCAACAGGATATTCCTTCCACATGGATTGCAACCCAGATTCCACAGACGCCGAAGCTCACGAGGCAGGTCTCAAGGAAATGGCACGTATTGCTGATCTTCGCGAAGAGGCCAGAAAGCCACAGACTTGGGTGAACCTATCAACTGGTAAAAAGTTTAAGGCGGTAATTTAATCCGCCCTTCCCTAACCGGGTATCATAGTATAAAAACAAATACCTGACAAAAAGCTTTTTAATCTCAATTTTTTTACTTACTTTTATAACATATCAAACAACAATCAAGAATATGAAACAGAATACACTTTACTCAGCCGTAGTTAATTTTATCAACTCTTACAAACTTGGAGAAAATTTTACTACTTCTGAATTTAAAGATGCACTCTATGATATGACTCGAAAAAAGAATCAACATAAAAAGTGGAATGGACAATTTTATAGAATATTGTATTATAGAACTTATATCAAGAGCGCTGGGTTCATCACCAATGTCAAGAGGGGAGTTTGGCGTATCAATTATCATGTACCCGATTGGATGTCCCTATATGCGCTAGAAACGCTAAGAGGATATAAAGATGGGTATTGGAATGGTAGAGAATATGTGAAGAGACCTGACACTTTCCGCAATGAACTGACAGCGCGTCTCAAAGCATATAAGCAGAGAATAGACAAGGACGGAGTAGACGAGCAGGTATCAGAATCGCAGGATACTAATTTATACGCAATATGTACAAGGACAAATCTTTACAGTCATTATATTAAAGGTAAAGAATATGAAGTACTATCAGTAGACGAAAACGGGACAGTGACAAAGATAATCAATGAGGAGGGAATCCCGTGGGTCTTATTCGGTGATTCATTTGCGGGTGGACCATATAGAGGAAAAGCAGCAGACAAGATTATGCCCACACCAATTGGCTGGAAGGTAGGAGACGAGTTCTATGTATTAGTACGTCATCCAAAGTTTCATTATATTATCACTGAAATCTCCAGCAGTAACGTAGTAACAATAGTTCCCAGCAATGATATGAAGAGGTGGGGCAAATGGACAATAGAAGAAGTCAATGAGTTCTTTAAGAATGGGAAATGGACTAATTTATCTCAAGAAGAAAAAGCGCCAGAGCAGAGCAAGACTATGGTGTGTACCAATAACATATCTTATAACGAACTGACAATTGGTAAGGAATATAAGATCATAGGAGAAGAGGATAAGTACTACAATATTATCAATGATGATGGTGATGAAGCGTTAATGTTTAAATGGAGGTTTGCAGAGATCAAGACGCTTCAGCAAGACACAAAGAAAACCTGGAAAATAGGAGACACGTTATCAGAAGATCTACTCGACAATCATCCTCACAATTTCCATGGGTATAATGAATATTGGGAGACTAGATCCAAGAATAGCTTTAAGTTCGATAGGAAGATAGAGAAGATAGATATAGTAGAAGGTAGACTGGCAGCATTAATATCTCGTACGAGTAATATCTGGATAGAAATTGCAACAATAGATGGCATGGGTAACTACATTATAGATAAGGTGCCTCAAGAGCGACTGTCTGAGTTCTTAACAGAGCTGGAGGCGCTAATAGCCAAATATAAATAAGAAGTTGTTGTTTGATATAGAGGGCGGCTGCTAGCGTAAGTTAGTGGCCGTTTTCTTTTTGATTTGGAAATAATTTTTGAAAGCGAGTTGCAAGCATCCCATTAGCACTGTGCTGGCAAATTGCTAGGGGTGCACATTAATGGTGCTGGGAGCTTGCTGGCAGGGGGGCCTGGTTGCTATGGTAATCTTACACACCCCAGGTTTTTCAATTCCCTCCAATAAATATATACAAAGCTAGGAAAGAAATATACACCAACCCATAACGAAGACTATATAAATTCACAAAAAAGGAGTACATTTAGATATGAAAGAAATTATTTCACGGCTTTGGCGTCCACTCGACTGGCAGCTCGCCTCACAGCTCCACTCACAGCTCTACTCACAAATTGAGTCTAAGATTTCCTCGAATATAATATAAATTCGCAAAAAGACGTACATTTAGATATGAAAGAAATTAACTCACAGCTCTACTCACAGCTCGCCTCACAGCTCTACTTGCAGCTTAGCTCACAAATTGAGACTAAGATTTCCAGTAACTAGTTTTTAGAACCAAAATCAAAAATGTCAATCTCTAACCCTGGGAAAATTTGATATTCTCAGAAAAATATATATATGAAGAATATAAATCGATATATAGATTCAGTGCCCACAAGGATGAACGGGTCATTTACAGCAGATTATGGAGAAGAGACGATTGATTTTCTCTGGCATGATATGGATAGCCAAATGAATTCAGCTAGAGACTGTCTTTGGGAGATAGCAACAGCCTTAGATCCAAATTTATGAAGAAAATAAAAATAACATGATGAAAAAAATTATCTTAGCGCTAGTAATTATCGGGCTATACTCTAGTTGTGCTACACGCAAAGCTCATATTAAATATGCGCACCAACATCTCCTACGCCCAATTCCAAGAATAAGTAAACTCAAGACATAAATACATGTTGGCGATACAATTATTATATCCATATTATATAGACAGCTTGGGCTGGACTTAGGAAGATGACTTTAAAAGACCACAAAAAAGACGTACATTTAGATATGAAACAAATTAACCCACAGCTCGACTCACAGCTAAGCTCACCGCTCCGCTCACAGCTCTACTTGCAGCTCGACTCACAGCTCGCCTCACAGCTTTGGCGTCCACTCGTCTCACAGCTCCGCTCACAGCTCTACTCACAGCTCTACTGGCCGCTCAAAAACTAAAAAATATGATACGCAAAAAGACACATGATAGGGAGATAATCATCGATCTTACAGGACCAGATGGTAATGCATACTCTCTAATGGGGTACGCTACAAATTTAGCTATGCAGCTTGGCATAGATCCAAAGCCTATTATTGAAGATATGAAAAGTGGAGACTATGAGAATTTAGTCTCTGTATTTGATAAGCATTTCGGTTCATTTGTAACACTAGAAAGGTAATATGATATGAGAAAATTAGTCAGGGTCTTATTTGCATTGCTTTTGCTATTTGGTTTTCCTCTATTATGTGCATTTGTTGGATCAGACTTTAATACCACAGCTCTCCATGCTTTTAAATGTGGATTGCTTATCGAGTGTCTGATCATTATATGCATGCCATGGTGGGGAATTCCTTTAATTTTTCTATGTATTATGCTTATAGGAGGAGGAGACAAGCGATGAAAATACTCTTAGATTTTAGTGGTAAATTAATAGATCTGATTGGAAATAATAGAATGGCTGAAGGCTTGAATGTATCTTATAAGATCTGTAGGTTCTATATTATGCCCGCTGCTGAGTTTTTTGATCATACAGATAAAATTGCCCGTCCATTAAACGATCATAATAAACTACAACTACCAATATGATAAAAATACAACGCATATCATCAGAAGACGCAGAGACTTATATCTCAAAGGAAGACGATCTGCTAGGATATCCAATTGAATATTATACTATGATCCCACTTCCAGTAGGAGAAGACGGCAGAGAATGGGAGGAGGTTAGATATTACACCTCTAGAAAAAAGGCATTCCAAGGACCAGGCCGCGAGGGAAAATACTGGATCTATGTGCTTTCAAATCCATCAATGCCAGGTCTGCTCAAGATAGGGTACACAAAGAAAACACCAGAGGAGAGAGCGTATCAGATATCAAATGCGACTGGAGTAGCCACTCCTTTTCAGGTAGAATATAGTTTTAAATGTCACGAAGGTCAATTTCTAGAAGAAGAGATACATTCATATTTAGATTCATATAGGGTCGCCAATAATAGAGAATTCTTTAGAGTTGAATTGCATGATGTTGTGGAGGCCATAACAAAGCTAGGAAAGAAATATACAATTACTTTGGACTAGGGGTTTTTATTATCACAAAAAAGGAGTACATTTAGATATGAAACAAATTAACTCACAGCTCGACTCACAGCTTAGGCGTCCATTCGCCTCACAGCTTTGGCGTCCACTCGACTCACAGCTCGCCTCACAGCTCTACTCACAGCTTTGGCGTCCACTCGCCTCACAGCTCTACTCACAGCTTCAGCGTCCACTCACCTGATAGCTCTATTCACAGCTCGAGATTTAAATTTCTCAAGATCACAATAAAGACGTACAATTATAACATAACAAAACCAAACGCATATGTTTTTTGAAGTAAAAGTAGAATTTAGGACTATCGATCCTAATAAAGACAAGCCAAAGAAAGAGACAGTGAAATACCTAGTCGAGGCAGAATCAGTAACAGAGAGCGAAGCTCGAGTATATGAACATTTTGAAGCACTGCACATAGGAGACTTCGAGGTTAAGTCAAGTGGAAACAGTAAAATCATCGATGTGATATACCCACTCAAAAAATAAACTTTTTTATCTCAAGAATTCGATTTACATTAATAGTAAGATATTTATAGAAAATGCAACACAGTAATATACATACAAATCTTTGGCAAGCAGGCCGCTCACAAGCGACTTCTATAGGCTATTGTTTTAGTACGATTAATAACGTGCAGGACAAACCTAGATTCAAACCAGGGGGAATATGATACTGAATAATATCTAAAACATCATACTTCGAAAGCCCTGGGAATTACAAACTCTCGGGGCTTTTTTAATTTATGGTACTAAAGCTAACTAGGTAGAAGCGCCAGACTGAAAATCTGGAGGAATTGGGTCGATACCAATTAGTACCACACAAAAACATAAAAATGAAACGAAAATGATAGCGCCACTTTGAAATACGAGTGGCAAACTTTAAAGAATGCGCTTGTAACTCAGAGGCAGAGTACTCGGCTTTTAACCGAGGTGTCGAGATTTCGAAATTCTCCGGGCGCACAGTAAGAAAACAAATATACGTCAAAAAGCTTTAAAATGTCGATTATTTTGTTTACTTTTATAATATAGCAAACAACAAACAGCAAGACATGAAGCAGAGAGACATATTGATGGTATTCATAGACAGGATGAAACGACTTGGGATAGAAGTAAAGCTCACGGGTAATTTTCCTTGGATATATGTTGATAGTGTGAATGGGAGGAGAATAAAAAAGGAAGATTACTTTTGCGGCAACCATGGATTTACTATAGCATTTATGCCAATAAAGCCAGGACAAGAATTGAAATTCACAGACATAAGAGAACTTTTTAAACTCATAAGAAAATATAGATAATATGACAAGCGTACTAACTTTAGAAGATCTGCAAGAAAAGACAGAAGCTGAGATCATTAGACATTTGACTCAAGAGTATGGAGATGGTGATGGATCTGCTCTTGATAATAAAGAGGTTCTGATAGCATACGAGTCTGTTGGTTCGTGGGGATGCGATTCAAGCTCATTCTTCCTTCTGAGAGATAAGACATCAGGAGAGTTATTTGAGATCCATGGGTCACACTGTTCTTGCTATGGATTCGAGGGACAGTTGAATTTAGAATCTTCTTCAATATCGTCTCTTAAGTATAGAAATCGTGAAGGGTGCGTATTTAGCACTGGTGGATATGACGGAGATGAGACAGAAAATAAAAGAGCTGTAGATGAGTTTATAAAAAGTTTATAAAAAGCGTGCGTAGCTCAAATGGCAAGAGTATCGGCTTCCAAACCCGAGGATGAAGGTTCGAATCCTTACGTGCGCGCATAATACCCACATAGTTCAACGGATCAGAACACTTGGCTACGGACCAAGAGATAGGAGTTCGAATCTCTTTGAGGGTACAATAAGGTTGATTGGCCGAGTGACTTAGGCGCAAGTCTGCAAAACTTGCTACATAGGTTTGAATCCTATATCGACCTCAGCGTGATCTTTGACATATTGGAAAGTAAATATCTAGACGTAGTTTTAATACGCGCAAAACTCTCGGTTTGGGACCGAGGATTACCAGTTCGAATCTGGTCGTTTAGACAGTGGTTTGGTGCCATTAGACTTCAGGGAAACGGCACAAATAGTCCCTTAGCTCAACGGGAGAGCACTTGGCTTACATCCAAGAGGTTGTGATATCGTAATTCACAGGGACTACATAAAGATGAACTCGCGGCGCACTTTTCAAAAGCCTCGCGCCCTGCAAAATTAGTATAGCGGTAGTACACTAGCCTTCCAAGCCTGTGGCGTCAGTTCGATTCTGACATTTTGCTCCAGTTCACATTTTCAATTCGTTCAGGTTTCTTGAACATGTAGAAAAAATGAACACATAGTCGCTTAGTATAAAGGCTAACACGTCAGGTTTTGGTCCTGAAGATAGTGGTTCGATACCATTAGCGACTACGAAAAATCAAACATATAAGTGACGACCTCGTATGCTCTTGTTGACACTCTGGAAAGACAGAGACTGGGTAGTGTAATGCGTAATGGGAAAGCGGTTTATCTCATCCATATTTGGTTGCATCGTCATAGGTTCGAATCCTATCGCTATCACTATACGGGTCTTGAAGCTTTAAGGTGAAGCGCATGTTTGTGGAGCATGATAACTCGGTTCGATACCATGCTAGACCCCAAAAAAAGGAAGATAGGCGAATGTTGGTTTGTCGTACATGTCTGCTAAACATGATGGTGTAAAAGCTACGAGAGTTCGATCCTCTCATCTTCCGCACATGGAACTATAGTAGAATGGTTAGCACACCTGCCTGATAAGTAGGTAATTCAAGTTCAAATCTTGATAGTTCCACATAAATTGGTTATATGGCGCAGATGTTAGCGCAACATACTTTTAATCTTTTGGTCGTAGGTTCGATCCCTACTATACCCGCCACTAAAAAGATAGTTTGATAATTGTCAAGATCTTTTAGTACTTTTATAATACAGTAAAACAATGGGGGTAATGCTCGAGTTGGTTAGGCGTGGGACTGTAAATCTCATAATCCGCATGGATGGTAGGTTCGATTCCTTCTACTCCCACATTGGTCTTTTAGTGAAATGGCTATCATACTGCACTGTCGATGCAGAGTAGACGGATCGAAACCGTCATGGACCGCATTTTTGTACCTTTAGCTCAGTTGGTTAGAGCGCCGGCCTCATAAGCCGTAGGTCACAGGTTCAAACCCTGTATGGTACACATTAGCCCGAAGGCCAAGGGATCGAAGATAGGAAAGTCTGGTTAAGGTGGATAGTATCCACTACCAGCCACTAAACCTCTGGATCGTATGCCAGCACAGTTAGCAACTCTGGGGATAATCTAAAAGTTGCAATTGGACGCGTAGTTTAATCGGAAAAATACTTGCCTTGTAAGCATGAGTCCCCGGGTCGGTTCCGGGTGTGTCCTCCAAAAATTAAAGTCATGAAACAACCAAAGACAATAAAGATCAAACCGGGCTCAGAGAAAACTTTATACAAACTTCCAGATACTCCTATTGCTTGTAAATTACAGGAGAGGGAGATCGGAGATGAATCAAAGATAGTATACATAGTCAATCCAAAGTATCTAAAAGATTCAAAAGATCCAATAACAGCTTCACCATATCTCGCATTTACGCATAATGAGTATGAGGTGGTTGATTGGACAGAATAATATTTTGGCTTTGTAGTATAATGGACCAGTACGGGGAGCTTCTACCTCCCAAGTTCAAGTTCGATCCTTGACAAAGCTACACTTTTAAAACATACAACATAATGAAGATCACGCTAAAAGAAGGTCAGGGTATATTCTTTACCTCAGATACGCACATAAATCACAAGAATATTTGTCGAGGAGTAACTTCTTGGACTGGGGATTTAAATAGGACTCGGGATTTTGATAGTCTGGAAAGGATGAACTCTACTATAATCGACAACATAAACAGTCGAGTTGGTCAAGACGATATCTTGATTCACCTTGGAGACTTCTCTTTCGGTGGTCACCAGCATATCCCAGAGTTTCGTCAGCGCATTATTTGTCAGAATATAGTATTTATATTGGGAAACCATGATGAGCATATCCAGAAGAACACAGATAATTATCAGTCATTATTCTCCTCAGTACAACATTACTTAGAACTTGAGGTCAATGGTAGCAAATTTGTCCTAAGTCACTTTCCTATAGCATCTTGGAATAATATGAGCAAGGGGTCTATGCATCTTCACGGTCATGTTCACTTTGATAAGACAATGAAACTTGGACCAGGAAAGATGCTCGATATTGGAGTGGACGGTAATAATTTTATTCCGTATTCTTTACGAGAAGTGATTGGATTACTAAAAGATAGACCTATTAAATCTCTATTTAAAGTTGATCACCACGAACATTGATTTTTCTTTTTGAGAATAAACCGTTACTTTTATAACATGGAAAAGGTATTAATAATTTTACGAGGACTTCCAGGATGCGGTAAAAGTTCATTTGCAAAGATGATTTGGTCAGAGCATGCGATATGTGAGGCTGATCAGTATTGGTATGATAAGGATGGTAACTATAACTTTGATGCTTCCAAGTTGAGACAGGCGCATGAATGGTGTCAAGCCAAAGTAAGACAATTCATGGAAGATCATCAAATCAATGGAGAGATAGTAGTCTCAAATACAAGCACGACTGAGAAGGAACTCCAACCATATCTTGATCTCGCAAATGAATATGGGTATAAAGTAGTCTCTTTGATAGTAGAAAACAGACATGGAAACTCAAATGTACACAGTGTACCCCAGGAGACTCTACAGAAGATGAAAGACAGATTTCAAATAAAGCTGATATGATAAGCAGACTAATAAAGATATTCAATCACGAAGTTTGGATGATATGCGGGAAATGTGGATTAGAGTATGATGCTCGAAGATCAGAATATTGCGACTCATGCAGACATAAAAACTAAAAATGACTTTATCATATAGAGAGTTCGACAATTTCGTTAAGTTAAAATTCCCAGGTTTCAAGTACAGAAAAGGTCAGAGAGATGCGATCGAGGATATCATTAAGAGCTATAACCTCAATAAAAATGGAGTGTATCTTTTGGACGCCCCTACTGGTTCTGGTAAGTCACTGATAGGTATTTTATTTTCAGCCTTTATGGCAAGCAGAGGTAAAAAAGGCTACATTCTGACTTCGGACATTAGTCTACATGATCAATATACGAGAGACTTTTCGAAGTACGGTCTTATAAATTGGGGACAGATCAAGGGAGTAGATAATTACAATTGCACGCTCAATAACGAAAAGTTTTCAATAGGTGAATGTAAAAATAAAGGACTAAATTATCAAGAATCCGAAAAGCTTAATTGCTATAATGCATGTGGGTATTTCCAATCAAGGAAAAAAGCCATAAGCGCAGATGTATCACTCTTGACTTACTCATATGGTTTGATACAAAGAAACTTCGTAGAGGACAAATCACAAAATGGATCAGCATTCGAGCAGAGAGACTTTGTAGTATGTGATGAGGCTCATAAGGTAGTTGAATTAGTTCAAAGTCACTTTAGTCCAAAGTTAAGCAAAAAAACTGCAGAGAATGTACTTAAATTGACTTTAGGTTTAGCAGATATAGGCTTTCCTAATGTTCTGATACCAGTAGATCAGCTCAAAGAGACAATAGATGATATTGTACATGAAGAGGATAAAAACGTCCTCTTGAAGCACCTGAAGCGCTCTATGATTATCCTAGGTAAAGCTCAGTCTTATAGAGACGAAGTTCAAAAGGACGCTAAAGACCGGTTTGGCAGCGAAAATGTGCCAAGTAACTGGAAAGCTGTATTTAAGAATTTTGACTATGTGAAAGATGTGCTTTGTAAGGTTGAAGATTATATAGAGATAATCGAGAAGAGTGGACTACATTTCATGATAAAGGCGATGAAAGACGATGAGGCAACATTCAACTGTCTTGATGAGAGATATTTGATGGAGAAGCACTTCCTGAATAGATTTGGTTTCAAGTTACTAATGACTGCGACTATGGGATCAAAGACCGAATTCGAGAGTAGCATAGGAGCAAAGAAGACATTTTATAGAAAGATGGATTCTATCTTTGATTTCTCAAGATCTCCAATATATTTTTATCCAAAAAGAAGGATGGGATTGAAAGATATCGAAAAGAATATGCCCTGGTTAGTGAAGACAGTATCAGATATTATGGACGCGCATCCTACAGAGTCTGGAGTTATACATTCTGGGTCATATGATCTTGGCAATAAGCTTCTCTATCGACTATCAAAAGCAAAGCAAAAGAGGATCCATGTTTATAAAGGTACTGAGGAGAAGATGGATAGTCTTAAGAAGTTCATTGATACCCCAGGTAATATTCTTATAGGTCCATCGCTCTTAGAAGGTTTGGATCTCAAGGATGATAAAAGTCGCTTACAGATATTCTTAAAAGTGCCTTATCCTAATTTGGGCGATAAGTATGTTTCTGAGAAGATGAAATATTCCAAGGGTTGGTATAGTTGGAAGACATGCACTTCGATACTTCAAGGAATAGGAAGATCAGTAAGGTCAGAGGAAGATTGGGCCGTTACTTATTTCCTTGATGGATGTTTAACAGATTTGATAACTAGATCAGCAGATAATTTTCCAGATGAATTCTTGGAGAGGATAATTATAAAAGAAGATTAATTATATCTTATAGTAGTCTGGTTACGTCAAACATAACTATGGTGATATGAAATGCTCCGATGATGAAATTGGTAGACAGCGCAGACTTAGGATCTGCGGTCGTAAGACGTGCGGGTTCGAATCCCGCTTGGAGCACCAAAAATATAAAAATATGGAAAAGACTTGGATATATCTAGATGATGTAAGAACTCCAGTAGCGAGTAATTTAGATAAAATGTGGACTATTGTAAGAAATTACGATGAGTTTATTTCAAAGGTTTCTGAAATTGGTCTTGATAATATTGAGGTCATATCGTTAGATCATGATCTTGGAGACTCGGCGATGGCAGAATTCTATACAAACGTATCTCCAAATTACAAGCTTGACTATATTAATATAACCGAGAAGACTGGGATGGATTGCGCAAAGTGGTTAGTAAATCTAAGTATAGAAACACAAGTTCCGTTACCGCAAATATATACACATAGCGCGAATCCAATAGGTAGTGCCAATATCATGGGTTACGTAAATAATTATCTAATGAGAAGTAGACTACCTCAGAGTTGCATTAGAGTACAAATAAATCACACAGTATCATGAAAGATTTTAAGACGCTATATGACAAGAAAAGTGTAGATATCATAAATTATATCAAGGGTTACTTAAGTTCTCACAAAGACATAGAGATATTGATAGGGTGTGATTCTCAGGTAAAAGGTAGAGAGACTGTGTATGCACTAGTTTTGGCTATGTATACTCCAGGTAAGGGCGCTCATGTTTTATATGATAGGTTTACTACTCCAAAAGATAGAGAGATATCAACTAGACTTATGAATGAAGTATGGCACTCTATAAATCTCGCTGATGAATTGATGAATGCTGGACTTCCAAGAGCAAAGTACATCGATATAGATCTAAATCCAGATCCGAGATATAAATCAAATGAAGTTTTAAGAGCTGCGGTTGGTTGGGCAGAAGGACTCGGGTATTCAGTAAGACATAAGGGAGATTCTCCCATGATGACATATTGCGCCGATCTTCTGGTTAAGTCTTGATATTTATATTCGCATGGCATCACACGTACTTTCTTTTAAAAATCAAGAGGAGTTCTTCCAAAAGATAAAGGATAAAGATAGAGACCTTATAGTTAAGATGGTCAAGACAGTGTTATATGCAATCAAACATAAGAAGTCTAAGGTGGATGTATTCGAGGTTATATTCACTGATATCAAATATTATAGGGATCGGAAAGAGTTGATATTTACAAAGGATAAGAAAGATTATATTCCTACTTTAAAAGCGGCAATGGATGAATTAATTAAATTTGAGGAATATGAATTGTGCGCAGAGATCAAGGAATTACTTGATAAAAAGAAAAAAAGAAACTCGAAAGAAAAACTACCTTTTTTAAATTAAAAGACGTATATTTATAGCATATAAAGCACAAAATTGGGGCATACTGGTTTTGACAGCAATAGAGCTCTTTGAGATGATGCAAGCAGTGCTAGATTGGACGCACTTTAATCTACCTATCAAAACACAAATGCAAACGTAGAACTTTCTACATGGACATTCGAAGATGCTATGGCATTCTGCGAAGGTGAGCTAGCAGTGGCTGCCTAAGTCCTTGGGCCGGTGCACATACGCCTAGAAACAGAAGTGCCTTCAGAGGGAGCTAAGAGATTTACCCGCTGTAAAAAAAGAATACTCGGTAGGTTTTTGGTAACAATCGTACGAGAAGAGGAACCAATATTTTGTCTAGTTAGAAAACGAGAATAAGCTTGTGAATGAGTCTAATTGATAACATTGTTTGGACGAGGGTTCGAATCCCTCATGCTCCACCGGGATCAGAAAATAAAATATCTGATTACACAAAACAAAGATTGCAAAAATTAGAGAAGTTTTAGTACTTTTATAATATAGCAATCAAATAAAGATGATCGGCGAAAAAGGGGCTGATGACAACAATATAGATGTTGACAACCTACGATCATTTTTTAAAAATTATATTGCGCTGTAGAGCAGTGGTTAGCTTATCGGGCTCATAACCCGAGGGTCGTGGGTTCGAATCCCACTGGCGCAACCGAATTAAATTAAAAGGTTTTAAATTAAAAAGTATGAAAAAGATTGTAATTTTTAGAAAAGAAGAAGGCAATCCAGATAAGGTTGTTTTAAGAGCAATAACCCCCTCAACTGCTTGGCAGGGTTATACAAAAGCTGGAGTTGTAATTGATGCAGAGGCTAAAAATCTCGCAAGAGCGTTAGAACCTAGCTTTACGGGGTACTATCTCGCATAAAACATTGCTCCCATCATCTAGCGGTTAGGATGACAGGTTTTCGACCTGTTTACACGAGTTCGAATCTCGTTGGGAGTACTAACCAAATAAAAACAAAAACAAAATGAAAAATTTCACAACGCTTTGCATAATGGCAATTCTTGTATTATCATCATGCGGTAATGTATCAAATGCGCCAGCGGGTACAGTAGATTCAACAAAGATGCATGTCGATAGTTCTGCAGTAATCACACACTCTACTATAGCGACAGATTCTATAAAACATGTAGATTCTACTAAACTTAAGTAAATGAAAAACATAACACGGCTAATTTTTGCTGTTATGTTAATAGTCTTATTGTACCTGGGATATTCTATGTTCCGGGGCAATTCTATTAAATTAACTAAAGAACAGCTAGTAATAGATAGTCTTAAGATAGAGGTAGTCAAATTAGATTCTCAGCACTCAAAGAAAGATAGTATTATTACAGTATACAAGGACAGCATAGTCTATGTTGATAGAGCAATAGAGACAGAAAAGATCAAATACATTCATATAAAACACAAATACGATGAAATACGCACTCGTGTTACTCATTACACTCCTACTCAGCTTGACAGCTTTTTCTCAAACAGGTACGGATACCTCAAAGCTGATACTATCACACTCGATCGGTAAGCAAATTGCTCTAGATCTTATATCATATGATAGTACTAAGTCTGCTTTGCAATTTACTGAGAATGTCCTAAAGATGACGGAGAATAAATGCAATTTGCAAGATACCGTGATTAAGACAGGCGACGCCAAGATCTCTATATATAAGCAGCAGATTATCTTATTTCAATCTAAAGAAGATGAATATCAGAAGATGATTTCCAAGCTTGAGACTTCTCTTAAATTAGAAAAGATTAGAGGTCGATCAATCTTATATACAGGAGTTGGTGTATTCATTGCTGGGTCTTTATACATAATTACACATCAACATTAATAAAATAAGAGTTATGAAATACAAAATAACGTTGATTTCAGATACCCATACTAAACATAAGCAAGTTACTGAAGATCTTCCAGGAGGCTCAATTCTAATCCACGCTGGAGATATTTCATCGATGGGGTATGAGCATGAGATTCGTGAGTTTTGTGGATGGTACAATAAATTATCCACGTATGATCACAAAATATTTATTGCAGGTAATCATGATTGGGGGTTCCAAGATAATGCAGAAAAGACAAAAGAAATCTTAGACTTTTACAAGAATGTTACCTATCTACAAGATGAGTTCCTTTGCATAGGAGATGGTTATGAACAGACACTTAAAATATGGGGAAGTCCTTGGCAGCCTGAATTCTTTAATTGGGCGTTTAATCTTAAAAAGAATTCTCCTGAAATGTGGGAGAAGTGGTTAATGATACCAGAGAATACAGATATCCTAATTACTCATGGACCAGCTTATGGAATTTTAGATAGAGTAACTGGACTACATGATAATCTTGGATGTGAAATGCTAGCGCAGAGGATCAAGAGCGTTAAACCAAAGATACATGTTTGTGGTCATATTCATTCAGGACATGGTTATTATTTTGATGGAGATACTCATTATTTCAACGCCTCAGTCTTAGGGGAAGACTATAATTATAGGAATAAGCCTATAAACTTAATTTGGGATAAGGAGACAAATGAGATTGAGTTTATATAGGTGATATTTATAATAAACCCAATCTCTATGAAAACTTCCCAAAACGGATTCATTGCATTTTTACAAGATTTGTTCAAAGACGAACGAGGATCAACTTCTATTAAACCAGTAATTGCATTAATGGGGTCTTTATTTCTCTGTATTACAATGCTACTAAATAGCTACACACATGAGCAATTTAAACCTGCTGATAATTTAGTAAATGCGGTTGTAATTATTACCGCAATTGGAATGGGAGCTGATTCTTTGGATAAATTCTCTTTTAAGCCTAAGTCCACAGACGTAGTCTCATCTGAAATAGCTCCACAATCTGAACTTAAAAATTAAAAATATGAAAAAAATACTTATATTACTTCTAATGATTTCATCTTTTTGCTCATGTAGTGCATTTAAATCACATTCTAAACATAAGCATATGAAAAAAACATATGCGTGTCCGAGATTTTAAGTTTTTCATTTACCGAATATCAATAAAGCCCAATTTCCTAACTAGATTTTGGGCTTTTTTAATTAAAAAAACAAATATACGTCAAAAAGCTTTAAAATGTCAATTTTTTGTAGTACTTTTATAATATAGCAACCAAACAACTAAAACCAACAGTTATGAACAATAAAACAGCAATGCAAAGCCTAATTAAAATGCTGAAAATTGAATTAGAGGCATCAGAAAAATATCATTCACGTTCAAATGCGCTTGAAATGGCAATTAAGTTAGCAGAAGCGCAGTTATCTGTTGAAAAACATCAGATGATTGATGCATATACTCACAAAAGATTAACAATCCCAACTGTTGAAACGGTTGCGGAATTAATGGACAATGCCAAGCAATATTACAATGACACTTTTAACCATTAACCAAACAACAACTTATGAACGAGAACAAAGTACCACATACAGTAGTACCTCAGGAAGAGGTAGAGAAGATGGCAGATGCATTTGTAGATAGTTTTTTTGTGAAAGAAAGGGAATATGATAAACTGAAAAGAAATTCATGTACACCTCAAAAAGCATATGTAGCAGGATATAATGCAGCTATACAGTCTCAGTTTGTAGATAGTTCATCTATAGAAGCAAAGGAAGTAGTTGCATTTATGCATGAAGTAGAGCTACAAGGGTACAAACCTTCATATACAGCAGGTAATTGGATGAATAGTTCAGGACAGGTCGTAGGATTAGATAAGTTATTCTTGCAGTGGAGAAAAACACATCCACAATCTGTACAACCAACAGATAGTGCGAGAGAAATAGCAGGACTTGAAGGGGATATTGCAGCCTTTGAGAAATTTGAGAAAGAGTGCAAAGAACTAGCAGATACTACTGCATATGCATATTATGCTTTTAATGAGGGATTGAGTCATGCAAGAAGCCAGTCTCAGTCTATACAACCAACAGGTAGTGTGAGAGAAATAGCACATGAAATATACATGAACTGCTTTCGCATACCTGATGAAATGAATTATCAAGAACAAACAGAGGATATTGCTGAAAGGATAGAAAAATGGTTGAGTAGTGCAGCAAAGAATCTACCTGTACAAAGCATACAACTATCCGATATGTTTGAAGCTATGGTACATGGTCTATTGGTATCTCCCGGATACTACAAATGTGAGAAGAAAGATATAGATATAGAGCATTGGCAGAAGAATTTCGATAAATGGGTTGCATGGTATATGGAAAATAAAGGACACTCTCCAGTAGCTGATAGTCGTATAGAGGAAATGCAGAAATGGCTAGATACTATGCCATGTTGGTATGATGAAGATGGTACTGCACAGATAGATGCAGAAATGGTACGGGATAGGTTCAATCAGATATTTCAGTAATATTGCAATAAGTTCACACATCAAATCAATCAAACAATCATGGAAAAAAGACAATACAAACACCGGAAAACTGGTCAGATAGCAGAGATGAAATCTGCAGGTGACTGGTATACAATAGAAGATCGATATGGTATGCCGAAAGAATACATCGAGGGTACACAAGACTGGGAACTTATTGCAGAAGAGAAAGAACCAGAGTATACAATACTGCAGTTCGAGAAAGTGAAAGGTGTAACCAAAAGTGATAGATGGTGGAATCTACAGGGAAATGGTGAATATGCATCAGCTGCTTATAGTTACACAGTACCACTAGATAGTATGATGAATATCGGATGTAGTGTGAAGGATGGTTCATTCCGTATATACCAAATTCGCAGGAATAGTGACAAGAGTGTATGGACTGTAGGTGACAAGTATGTAAGTTTTCAGGTACCCTTACTAGGTATACGTACTATAGAGAAGTTTGTTATCGATGATGAAAGTATAGGTATACGTGCTGTAGAAGCAATATCAGCTGATCCAATTACTACATCACTGAAGTATCTCACTGTACTAGTAAAACCTACATGGGTAATAGAATCGTTTAGTACGAATGAAACACCTACAGTTGCACAATTCTGGAGAGTCAATGATGAAAGATACTCGACAGAAAAAGACTGGGTAAAAGGAGGTGGTCAAGTTTCACTTAGTGCTATGTTACATGATGGGAGTTGTGTAGATACAGGTGAGTGGGTTATACATAGTGTACGTGCAGACAAGAACTCACCAGTAATAGCTATCAATGACTGGATTACTGCAGAGTATACACATATGGGTAATACGCCAATGCAGGTAGAAGGGTTTGCGATCAATGACAAGAACAACCTGTTGATCAAGACCAGGCAGTTCAGGACACATGGTGTAGGTATAGAGAACTGTAGGAAAGTAGATGCACCTGTAGAGAAGAGGCCACTATTTACCACCGAAGATGGAGTAGATATATACAACAGACAACATCCAGTACTCTACTGGTTAGAGATCAATAGCGACTGTACAGGTACTGATGATGCCAATACCATATACAATCCAGATATAGTAGACTACAAGTACTGGGCATCTGCTGAAAAAAGAAAACAGTATATAGATACTCACAGAAAGAAATCTACAGAACAAATAGCCAAGGTAGGAGAGTATGGGATAGGTAAAGGAGGAGGCCATGTTGTGAAAGTGCTAGTAGTGAAACCTACTAAGTATCAGGTTGAGTTCTGTAACGGGGAAAGAGACTGGTACAATCATGATACAATCCGTCTAGCTACACAGGAAGAAATAAATAGGGACTGGGGCAAAAAGAATCCAGTAGAGTGTGATCCCGGTAGAAAGTATATAGTGAAACTGACAGAGGGACAAATAGAGAAACTCCAAACATTCCTACAAGATGGAGTGATATACTGGTAATGATATTATCCAGGGTGATTGTTAGATAATGTAAAAGGACAAACAATGAAAAATCAAATAGCAACACAAGAATTACCCATAAGAGGTTACAAAGTAGCCGATAGTACTGGAAGATGTAGAGGTCATCTATTCGAAGTAGGAAAAGAATATACACATTCTGGAAATATAAAGATATGCAGTGAGGGTTATCACTTCTGTCTGAAAGCAAGCCACTGTTTCAGCTATTACTCATTCAATAGCAATAATACAGTATTTGAAGTAGAAGCTATTGGAGAGTATCAGACGCATGAAGCGGATAGCAAGATATGTACAAGTCATATACGGATAGTACGTCAGTTAGATTGGAGTGAGGTATTGACAGTAGCCAATGAGGGAAAAGATAATACTGGTCATTCGAACAGTGGAAACAGTAACAGTGGAGACTGGAACAGTGGAAACAGGAACAGTGGAGACAGGAACAGTGGAAACAGGAACAGTGGAAACAGTAACAGTGGAAACTGGAACAGTGGATACAGGAACAGTGGAAACTGGAACAGTGGAAACTGGAACAGTGGAGACAGGAACAGTGGATACAGTAACAGTGGAGACAGGAACTCAGGCGCATTCTGCACTATCAAACTACCATTCACTCTGTTCAACAAGAAATGCAAGATGACAGAGGAAGAGTTCATCAATAGTAAAGCATATCAGTTGATGCAGAACAATGTAGATATATATATCTGGATACGAGAAAGTGTAATGACTGATCAGGAAAAGCTAGATAATCCGAAATACAAAACTACAGAAGGGTACCTAAAGACTATACCATTCAAAGAAGCGTTCAGAAATGCATGGGGAAACTGGACAATTGACAACAAGAAAGCATTCACTACTCTGGAGAACTTCGACTGGAAATTGTTCACAGAAATCACAGGAATAGAAAAAGAAGCACTATGAAGAAGTACAAGACAATAGATGACCAGATATGGTCAGATGTAGACCATGCAGAGAGATCCAGGGAGAACAAGAAAGTGGTCAGAAATGATGTAGGAGCTGTAGATATCATCGGTACACATCACAGAAACGGAAAAGTACCACAACCAAGTTATGGAGCCCTCCATGTATCAGGAGCAGGTAGACAGACAAAGAAAGGAATGGATACTGACAAAATTAACTCCTAAAACCAATTTAGGTATGAGATTTATAGTATTTGATGACTGTTCTGGGTGTTTTACTGAAGATAGGTTTGATGATAATATCAGTTTTAATAATTTAGAAGAGGGGGTTTTAAAAGCATTAACACTTATATAATATGAAAAATATTTTAAAAAAAGTACAGACAGAGACTATGTATGAAGTCGAATTCATCGGCAAGATATATTCTGTTGTGCACTTAGAAGACGCAGATTCAGACAGCGGTTGCACATCTTGGGAAGTTTATGATGACTTCGGTGATGTAGTAAATACAAAAATGGAATCGAAGATAATTGAGTTTGTAATAGAAAATATATGATTGCTTTGAAGATAAGCTAATCATTCTCACAAGATTTCATTACTTTTATAATATACTAAATCAATCAATGATTATAACACAAAAAAGATATGTAAAATGCATAGACACTGGCGATAGGATAGGTCTTACGTCAAGTAAAGAATACGAAATTATAAGAGAAGAAATTACACCTGATTTTAAATATTATCAGATAAAAAATGATCATGATGTGATTACTTCCATATTCCAACACAGATTCTCAGCGCCATACACAAAACCTGAAGTAGACCCAAAAGATCTTGAGATTGCACAACTAAAAAGTCAAATTATAAAATTAGAATCAGCTATGTTAGAAATTAAAAAATCAAAGACTCAAGTAGAGATTGAACAACGGTACGGAGTTCTATTATATCCAAATGTAGTAGGATTTCATCTTAGCGTGATCAACTGGTATGAAAAGACTGGTCGACTCTCTACTAAGCAAGTAGATCGTCTTAAGAACCCCATGTTTAAAATCCCAGGAGTTTCACTATAAAACCAATAATATGAAGATCAAAATACTACCATATATGCACAAATGTTGGTCTTGGAATGGCTTTAAGCAGCTTTGTATAACTCCAGCGATATACTTCACACATTCCAGAAAAGGGAACTTTATAGAGACGGGGGTTTACACTGATCTTTGGATTATCTCTATGAATTTTCTAGCGTGGGATTTTGGAATACAAATTTACAGGGATTTAAAATAATAATATGAATACAGCAAGACAGAGCATAGTAGAAAAAATAAATGCGCATACTCGATTTGAACTCACTCATGAAGAACTAGAATTTATAATAGAGAATTGGTGTACGACTCATTCTCAACATCTTTCGACTGCGACTCTTAGGTTCAATAGTGACAAGGGCATTTATGTAGATATAGTATTAAATAAAGATTCAATATTTAAACATTTTTAAGACATGGAAAATCAAAACTCAGTAGCGTTTGTAGCAAAAATCTCAGAGATAAAAGAAATCCCAGGAGCTGATAATATAGAACAAGCATTTCTAGGAGGATGGTCTTGCATAGTAAAAAAAGGCGCACATAAGCTAAACGAACTTGTAATATGCGCTACGACAGATGCAGTAATACCAGATGATCTCGCTGAAAAGATGAATATCACAAGTTACCTTAGAAGTGGCAATCGTGTTCGTACTGTAAAGCTACGCGGTGTCTACTCAGAGTGTCTTATCATACCAAAAACTCTAATTAATATAGACTGGAATAGGTCTATATATGTGGGAAAAGATATGATGGAAGCTCTTGGTATTTACAAATATGAAGCGCCAGTAAAGCAAATCCAAATCCAACTCGCATCAGGAAAGAAGGTACAATATTATGAGAATCCAAACTTTCTGGTCTACTACAAGTTCCCAAATATTAAGAATGTCAAGGGTATGTTTAATGAAGAGGACTTGGTTCAGATTACAAGAAAGTTGCATGGTACAAACGCTAGGTATGGTATTGTCAAGAAGAAAAATATCTCGCTTTGGGATAAAATTAAACGGTTCCTTAAGATTACAGATGAGTGGTATGAGTATGAGTTTGTAGTGGGATCTCATAATGTAGAAAAGGGATCAGATTCTCAAGGCTTCTATGACTCAAACGTCTGGTATACAATCGCTGATAAGTATAAGATCAAGGAAAAACTATGGAAATTTGCAAAGCAGTATTCAACTCCTAAAATCTTTGGTTCCGGATTTGTAATATACGGTGAGATCTACGGAGTGGGTATACAGAAGAATTATGAGTACGGTCTTAAGGAGATTGAGTTTGCTGTATTTGATATCATGGAAAATGGTCACTACTATGGCACAGAAACAACTTTTGCAGCAACAACAGCATTATTGGAACTTCCCCACGTTGATGTTTTATATAAAGGAAATTGGTCCCAAGAAATTCAAGATCGATATGTCCTAAATAATTTTATCCCAGGCACAAAAGTTCCACATGAAGGTGTAGTTATCAAGTACTTATCAGGGAGACGAGACAAGATCGCAAAAGTAATAAATCCAGATTATTTGATTCACGGAGAAAAGCACGACATAGGAGATTCGCACTAAGATGAAAAATAAAGATACACTAGAATTATTAAACTCAGAAGGTCCTATTCTAATTGCGACTAAGATTTTTAGAACAGAGCATAATGGTCATGAGTTTATATCCCAATATGTCTATAAAATAAATGATAGATATAATAAGATATTGGCTTTTTTTACTAAAGATGAGATCTATGAATTTACAAGAGGAAAAAGAACGTTAACAGACTCAAAGGATAAAATTTGGGATTATGGAAAAGAACCAGGTAGCATGAAACCAGATCTAAAAGAGCTTGATGAGTTTATTGGTATTGATACAACAGGAAAAACATATTAATAATGAAGATTACCAGAAGAACATTAATGAATTTAGCAGCTCTTGCGATAGGTTTATATGTCATATTGGCTTTGTCATATAGTATTCTGTATGGAGATTTTGATTTTAAAAATAAAAGTGGCGTGAATACTTATAATCATAAATAAAATCTATAATGAAAATTCAAGCGCTATTTATATCAGATGTACATCTTGGTAGTAGAGGCTCAAATGCTGATAAGGTATTAGAGGTACTCAAGTTATATAAACCGGATACTCTTTTCATAGTCGGAGATTTTATAGATGGTTGGCTTCTCAAAAAAAGACACTATTGGAAGCAAGACTATACAAATCTCATTAGAAAGATACTTAAACTTTCTAAGAATGGGACTAAGGTAGTCTATATTACAGGCAACCATGATGAATTTCTAAGACACTATGTACCTCTTGAATTTGACATAAATATCATAATCAGAGATGAATATATTTGGAATGGATATTATATCACACACGGGGATCTTTATGATGGAGTTATGAATCTTAAATGGCTTGCGCATCTTGGAACTTGGGGATACGAATGTGCGATCATTTTAGACAGGTTTATGAAAC